GGAGGCGCAGAAGGGAACCCACGACGACTGCGTGATTGCGGTGGCGCTGGCGTGCATCGTTATGGCGCGAATGCCGATGCCGGCGAAGCCGGATGCCAGGGTGGCGCCGGAGATACGCAAATATGGCCAAGCGGGCGAAACACAGGGCAGGGGAAAGATTGTACACCCGCGATGAGAAAACTAACCGATCACGTCGCCAGCCCAGCCAATGAGGCGCTGGTTATCACCGTCCTGGATGAACCCGGTCACGGCGGCGCATGTCACCACTATTCAATTCGCTGGAAAAACGAGGTTGACCAGACGGAGCCGCACTGCTTTATCGGCTTCCAGGACGGCCCGATCAAGGAGTTCGGCGTCAACGGGGTGACTCACGAAGCGCTGCTGGCAATAGTGATGGACCGGCTGCGAAGCTTCCAGGCCGGCGCGTTCGCCTGCTCGGATAACGAGATGGCCCTGCACCACTGCGAGCAGGCGCTTATGTTTCTCCAGAAGCGGACCCGCGAGCGCCTGGCGCGCGGAGTCGAAGGGACCAGCCGGCAATAAGTGAAGCAGGAAGATTTCCAGCTCAAGTGGCCTGAAGCCGAACTGTCGCGGCTGTCGAACCGCGTGCAGATGGACTACCGGAATGCGCTGGGCGATCACAACAAGCGCATGCGGCGGTGGCGCGAATACTATCGCCGGTGGCGCGGGAGCGTGGACACTCCGGCCATGGGCGAAGAGGCTGCGAGCAATGTGCCCGTGCCCTATATCCGATGGAACATCCTGACCAAGTGGGCCAAGGAGATGGACTCGCTGTTTGGGGACGATGCGGAAATCGTCGCGGTTCCGGTGGGGGCTTCGGACTACAAGCGCGACAAGAAGATCGGCGCGTACATGACCTGGCGGGTCTTCAACAGCATGAAGTTGATCAAACCGTTCTGCGTGTTTGTGCAGCGGAAGCTGCTGTTTGGGCGGTCTGTGGCCTATGCGCCGTGGAAGCGAGACACCTTCGAAGTGCTGAATCCGGCCAAGAAATACGCGCCGGAAGAAGTGGTGGATTACGAGGGGCCGGACTTCAAGCCGCTCTGGCCGGATGACTTCATTGTGCCGTGCGAGGAAGTGGAGAACCTTCACCAGTTCAGTTTCGTGATTCGGAAATACAGGCCAACGCCCGATCAGTTATTGCAGGGCGAGAAGGACGGCAAGTATCAAGGGATCACGAAGAACTGGGAGAAGATCGTGCAGCTTGCGCAGCACGGGCAGCAGCGCGAGAGCGAGGGCGACGAAGTCAAGCGGGCGGCGGATGAGGCGGAGGGGCTGCAATACGAGCGGCCGGAATCCGCGGGCGAATCGCTGCTGGTGATCGAGTGGTATGGGCGATGGCGGCCGCTCAAGAAGGGGCCGCGGGGCGGGATGTCCGCGGCTTCGGAGTACGACTTTTCGAAGCGGGAGATGCGGCAGAAGGAATACGTGGTCCGCTACCTGTGGGACCTGAACCTGGTGATCGGGCTCCAGGATTTGCAAGAGCTGTACCCCACGAAGAAGAACCGCCGGCCGTTTGTGGAGTCGGCAATGATGGCCGATGGCACTTACTGGTCGCCGGGCATGGCGGAGATGCTCATCGATCTGGAAGACGAGCTGAGGGTGGGCTTTAACCAGGCGACGGAGGCGGCGGAGTTTGCGATCTGTCCGCCGGTGGGTTACCGGCCGGCGAGCGGACTGACTCCTGAGACTATCCAGCTACAGCCGAAGCTGGCTATCCCGATGGACAATCCGACGACTGACCTGGTGCAGATCAAGATCGGGATGGACGTCGCCATTCCGCAATGGCTCCAGCAGGCGATACTGGCGTTCGGCGAGAAGCTGACGGGCCAGGGCGATCTGCAGATGGGTCGGCAGAGCGATCGGCCCAACGCTCCGCGGACCGGCGTGCAGACCACAGCGTTGCTCGAGGAAGGCAACGTTCGCATCAGTCTCGACACCAAGGTTTTGGCCGATGACATGTCGGGCGTGCTGACTCACTTCTGGGAGATGGAGTATATGTTCTCTCCGGAGCAAACCTTTTTCCGCGTCACTGAAGACGATGCGGATGGGCTCTTCGAAGTGAACAACGGGGCGTCGATGCTGTCGATCGACGATCGGGACGGGCGGTTCGATTTCCGGCTACAGTTCGCGAACTCGCTGCACTCGCGCGAGATGAAGAAGCAGGAGGCGCTGGCGCTGTATCAGCTCGACATGCAGAATCCGCTGATCCAACAGAATCCGGTGGCGCTGTGGGAGTGCGTGAATAAAGCCCACGAGGCGCTGGGGGATCCGAACTTCAAAGACATTGTGCCGCGGCCTCCGATGCCGGATCTGTCGATCGATCCGAAGGATGAGTGGGTCATGCTGCTGCATGGCGAAGATATCCACGTCAATCCGCAGGACAACGACCAACTGCACCTGATCCGGCACATGAAGGACATCAAGGCGACGGAGGCCGATCCGCAGCACGAGCCGGATGTGCTGAAGAAGGGCATCATTCACTACCACGATCACATTCTGCAGTTGCAACAGAAGAAGATTCAGCAGGCGGTGATCGAGCAGGCGGTGAAGGCGATTGCCGGCGGGGGCGGCGGGGCTGGTGCGGCGCCGCTGGGCGGGCCGGGATCGATGCCGGTGGGGTTGTTTGGTGGGACTCAGCAGACGGCGCCGCCGGGGAATCCGATGGCGGCGGGGCCGAGTGTTTATTCGGGGCATCCCGAAATAATGCACGAACAGTAATTTTATGAGGAGTTTCGGGACTTGCAGTACTCGATGCCGACGTAGCCAGGCCCGTCGAAGAATCCGGCGGAGTAGGCGGCGATCTGGGGCTTGGTGAGACGGGCGCGCATCGTGCCAGTATACGCGAGCGGAGGGTGATGTATGAGCAGTGAACGGGCCGACAGACCGGGAGGTCTGTCGTACGAGCTGAAGCGCGGCGCGGTGCTTAGCGCGCTATTTGTTGCGTTCGTTGTCGGGTTCGTCGCAGGGCATGGCCCCGCGCCACTGCGGGCGCAGACGCCATCCTTCCAGGTGGTCTCGCTGCAGAATCAGGGGTCGCTTACCCCTGAGACTCAGGCTTTTGCCCTTGTCAGTGGGGCTACGCAAATCACGCTGCCGTGCGTGCCGCTTGTGGCTACGCTCATGGTGGCGGTCAACGGGGAAGTGCAGACTGCCGGTATCGATTACACGCTGGCGGGAACGACGATCACGTTCCTGGCTCTCGATCCGCTAGATACGCCGGCGGTGTTGGTGATGTATTGGACGCTGGCTCCGTGAGAAGGGCTGTATGGCTAATTGCGTTTGCGGGAAGTGCCGGGTCTGCAAGCAGCGGGAGCGGCGCAAGCGGGAAGGCCGGGCCTTGAAGCGCATGCGGATGCTGCTCCGGGACGCGGAGATCCAGCTCAGCGGACCGCAGCTCCGCTTGTCTTGCCAAATGATCGACGACTATGCCATCTACTTTGGTCCTGGAACGATTGAGCCCGATGAGCCAGATGGCTGGCGGATGGCGGGGTATGGGAAATGAAAGTCACTCCGACTGACAGAGACGCGCGCCTGGGGGCCAGGGCATTCGAGGAAATGCTGCGGTCCGATGAGTTCTCGGCGTTCCTGGCGCGCGTGATGGCGGAGATGGAGCGGGCGCGGCTGGTGTGTGAACGGTCGGATGGGGAAACGGATCTGCGGCGGGCTCAGGGCGCGGTGGCTGCTCTGCGGACCGTGCTGGGGCTGCCTCTGATGCTGCTGGAAGAACTGAAGAGCGGGAAGGTGGCGAATAAGTGAGGCATGGAAACAGAACGTACAGCCGGCCTCACGGCCGAACAGATAGACGCGGCGGCGCGGCGCGGACGCGCGGCTGACCCGAACTACTACCCGAACAATGAACCCAGTGGACAGACCGGGAGGTCTGTCCCACAAGACCGGCTGGGGCAGTCCGAGCGGCAATTCCTGGAAGTCAATGGCGTGGTGGTCAATGCGGATCACATCGTCGAGGTGGACTTCACCAGCGCCACCGGAGTGGCCGTGATGCACATGAGCAGCGGCAATTGCCGTAGCTATTCAGGCGAGGATGCGGCGGCGTTGCGCCGGTTCTTTGCGCCACAAAATACCGGGCAGGCACCGGCGCCACCGCCCGATCACCGGCCGGGTTCGGCCTTTGACGCTGAGGCGCTGGGTCACCAGGAGTCAACGACCGGGAGACGCGGAGGTAGGATTCCTCTGCCGCTTCAGTCTGGATCGGCGCTGTACGTCAGGCCTGGCGCGCCTGACATCGTGGTTTCCAACGATGAGGAGCGGAACCTTGCCATCGAGCGGGGGTACCGTCCGGCGCTGGCGGAAGCGCTGCCAGCGGGCGTGGAAACTGTGCTTTATGCCGATGGCACTTCGGCTACCGGGGCGCCGCCGCTGCCTCGGGTTTCGGTGAATGGCGCCCCCGCGGTGGGTGACGAGGAGGCGCCGGCTCCGGACGGTGGACAGGCCGGGAAGCCTGTCCCACTGACTGAGCACCAGGTGTGGGAGAAATAGATGTTCCTGACAACGTTCATTAACGACATCGAGAATATCCCGGGCGAGGTTTCCCGCTTTTTCTCCAGTCACCAGACCCAGATTCACTCGGCCATTGCCGACGCGCAGACTGCGGCGTCGGCTGGGATCGCCATCGCGACCGCGATGGGCGAACCGGGGATTGCGCTGGCGATCGCCGGAGTGTCGGACGGGCTGACGAAGGTCAGCATCGCGGCGACGTCCGCGGCGACGGCTACCACGCTTGGGGCGCAGGCGGCTAATGTGGCGGGCCTGGCTAACGCGCTGATCAGCTCCGGAGACCTGGGCATCAAGAACCCCGTCACTCAGGCCAGCCTGGCTAACACGGTCAACACCGTGGTGAGCAAGGCCAATGCGGTGATCGGGGCGCTGATCACGGCGGCTACGGTGCTGCCGGCGGCGCCGGTGGCTGGCGCTGCTGCGGCGGCGTGATGCCGGCCGGTGGACAGGCAGGGATGCCTGTCCTACGTCGGTGTTCGTTTTGCTCCCGGGAGCGGGCTGGGTTTCGCATCCACCAGCTCGCCGCGGGGCAGACGATCTGCGATTACTGCCTGGAGTGGCATTGCAATGCGCTCGAAGTGTTGGGCGGGGGCGTGCCGCGCGGGTGTCAGGAGTGTGGGGCGAGCTGGGAGCTTCTGCGCGATTCAACGCTGGGGAACGACGTCCGTATGTACGTGGTCCAGAAAGACGGGATCTATCAGGTGCTCTGCCTGGCGTGCGTGCAGGTGTACGCGCCCAAGCGCCGGGACCTTTACAAGGGGACGAAATTCGGGGCCGAGGTCCTGAAAATATGAGCGCGGGGCGCGGCGGCGTGAGGTTTCCAGAGCGCTCATACTCGTTCGAATGCACGATTGATCCGGCGGACCTTGAGCACGTGCACTGGTTCATCCGGGATATGTATCTGGAATTCTATGCGGTGGATCGCTGGGAAGACGACGGCGGGGTTTAACCCCGCTAGTACTTGCGCGCGGAAAACGCGGCGGATCGCGTTCGTCGCAGTCTCTCACGATAGGTTTTGAAGTACCGGTGAACCTCTTCGGGACGTTCGCGGAGCCGCCGCTTCTTAGATGCCGAGACTCGGTTCCGCTGCTCCTCGGCATGCGCGGCGTACCACTTCCGCTGGTGCATGGCGAGCTTGTCCCGATTTCGGGAGTTCCAGGCGCGAACGCTGGCTCGGCCCTTCTCCAGGTTGGCAGCGTACCAGGCTCGCTGCTGGTCTGCGATCCTACGTCTTCGCGCCGTTTCTTCGGGGGCGATCCGACTGGCCGCCATGCGGTATCCATTATGCGCCGGGTGTGCGCGAGTGGACAAGATGGCGAAGCAAATTAGTGGATGACTCCTCAACCAGTGACAGCGGTGGTGTCGGGAACGCCGGCGGCTCCGGTGGCTCCAGCTCCGGTGGTTCCAGCGGTTGTGGCGCCGGCTCCGGATCTGGTGGCGGTGACTGCCGAGCGCGATTCGCTCAAGGCGACGGCCGCGGAGAATGAGCGGACCGCACGCTATTGGTACGACCAGGCGCATAAGGGCGAACCGGCGAAACCCGCGGCGGAAGCGAAGGCCGAGCAGGTGGATCTGCTCGATCTGATCACTTCACAGGGCGAGAAGGGGCTGAAAGACTACCTCAAGAAGCAGGGTTTTGTCAGTGCCGACGAGGTGGACTCCAAGGTCAATGAGAAGGCTGCGCAGCTTACCAGCGAGGCGCAACTGATCAAAGACTATCCGGACCTGAACGACGCCAAGTCGGAATTCTTCCTGGCCACCGCGCAGTTTTACGGCGAGCTGAAGAAGGACGGCGTGCCGGAGCGCCTGGCGATGAAGCTGGCTGCACAGCAGGCCGAGCTGGCGGGGATCCGCGGCGGCAAGATCAAGACGCCGGCGCAAAAAACCGCGGATGAGACTGCCACGCGCGCCGAGGAACGGCGAGTGCGGGCCGCGGCTGGGGCGGGCGATCACGGCGGGCATCGGGCCAACGAAGAGGCGGACGATATCCCCACCGCGGATGAGGCGCTGGCGATTCAGCGGCTGGCGGATGCGCTGGAGATTCCGCTGGACAAGGCTACCGAGCGGTATAAGGCGCGGGCGAAAAAGGGTGTCCAGGTGGCGATGAGGTTGGCACGGTAATGGGGCGGAACACGCACACAGCACCCAAAGATCCGGTGCAGACAGAGAACGAGAGGCTGCTGGCAGAGCGGTTGCAACGCGTCGAAGACAAGCGGCCACCGCTGGTGGATCTGGATCTCGGGCTGAAGCGCGAAGAGCCGCAGACCGCGGTGGAGTTTCTCGCCGATGAGTGGGACCGCAAGGCATTCGGCGATGAGGTTGCCACGATCAAGCGAATCATCTGGGGGCCGGATGAGTTGGTGGATAACTGCCCGGAGCTGCGGGAATCACTCGATCGATATGGGCGCGAGGATTACGCGGAGGCGGCGGCGGAAGCCATCATGCGCAGCGGCGCCGAGGCGGTGCCGAATCCGATGATGCAGCGATCGCTGGGATTTGCGATCCGGAAGTTTGGACGGGAGTCAGTGGCGGATGCGTTCCGGCAGCGGATTCTGCGGATTCCGTTCCGCGAGGTGGAAATCGACGCGAGTGACACGGCGGACATGGAAGTGCGCGGTTCGTCGGTTCTGACCGAGGTGGTTCAGCAGAACTGCCGGGCTGGGTTCGCGTATTTCTTCTTCTCGCAGAAGTGTCTCGATATGTTCGGGTGGCGCGGGTACACGCCGGTGAAGCTGGCCAACGGCGACATTGCGAAGGCGGGGACGCTGCTGCTGGGCGAGATCTCGCAGGTGAGGCTCGACAGGAAGCGGGAGCTGCTGCGGCTGGCGGCGAAGGAAGCGCTGGATGGGATCGGCGAAGCGCAGCAGGGTGGAATGGAGAACGATCTGCGCAAGCTGGCGCGCGATGGCTACCCGACCGATGGAATCCAGGCGCTGAAAGTAGGCGAGCGGACTGCGTATGCCGGCGTTGAGGCGTCGGGGTATGACGCGGCGGCGGGGGTCAAGCTGAGCCGGGAGACCGTGGGGTAAGACGGCTTTTGACGCAGAGACGCTGAGGCGCAGAGAAAGATTTTTTTATGGCGAACAACAACAACCTTTTCGGATTTCTACCTATCGGGCGCGAGGGCGGCGGGCCTTGGAGTTGCCGGGAGTACGCTAAGGCGGCGGCTCACACGCAAGCGCTGTTCCGCGGGGACATCGTGTCGAAGAGCGCCATTTCGGTGGTCTCTCCGTTCGCCGGGGCGCCGGTTCCCGGAGTGACCTCGCTGCAGAATGGGACGCCGGGAACGACCCTGTGGCTCGGGGCCAACATGAACTATGGCGCGCCGGCAACGGCAACGCTGCACTATATCGTGGACGATCCGTTCACGATGTTCATCGGTCAATCGACGGATGCCACGGCTCTGACTGTGGCCGCGGCGGCGGGCAAGAATGCGCTCCTGGCAACTGGCGCGGGCAACGCGACCATCAAGCAATCCACGATGGGGTTTGTCGGGGCGACCATCGCCACTACGGCGGGGTTCGATTTGCGGTTGGAGCGGCTGTTCAATCGCACCAATAATGCCGAGGGCGCGTACGCGATTTTCGAAGTGACGATTATGAAGCACGCGACCACGCAGGGCTCGGCCGGCGTGTAAGAAGGGCGACAGACCAGGAGGTCTGTCGTACATCAGGGGACTCAGTTTATGGGGATTTTTCTTAGAACTTCGACGCCGGATCTGTACTTGCAGACGGCGCTTCCGATGATCGATGAGATCGTGCAGGAGAAGTATGCGCGGTGGCCAACGCAATACACGGAAGTGTTCCGGCTGCGGACCACCAATCGCGGCATGGAGCAGACCACGGAAGTGACTGGCTTCGGGCAGATGGCGGTAGTGCCGGAAAACTCGGGCGTGCCGTATTCGGCGCCGCTGCCTGGTCTCTCGAAGACCTACCTGACCGCACAATACGCGATGGGGTTCAAGGTCACTCGGCTGGCGAAGGACGACGATCGGCATGGAGTGGTGGCGAAGTTTGCGGGGTCACTCGGCAAGTCGGCCGCGGAGACCAAAGAGGTGGTGCACGCGTCGGTGTTCAACCTGGGCTTCACGGCGACGGTGGGGCCGGACGGGCTCTCGCTGTTCAACACGGCGCATCCGCTGATGGGCGGCGGGACGCGCACGAACCGGGCGCTGGTGGCTAGCGATCCGGACATGACGTCGATCAGCCTGGCGCTGACTGACATGCGGTTGCAGGTAGACCAGACGGGCAAGAAGCTGCGCATTCCGGCGCGCAAGGCGATCTTTCCGCCACAGTTGGAGTTTGCCGGCGCCCAGTATTTGGGCGGCGTGGACGATCCTTCGACGGCGAACCGGGCGATCAATCCGTTCAAGCGGCGCTCGGGGCTGCCTAGCTTCGATTCGTGGATGGTGTGGGATTACCTCACCGATCCGCACGCATGGTTCCTCGAGGGGGACGTGCAGGATACGGAGCTGCGGAGCTACGAGCAGGAAGCGTTCAACACGATTCATGACGTGGACTTCGATACGCGGTCACTGAAGACGGCCGGGTGGATGCGGTTCGGGTGCGGATTTAACGGGGATGCGGGGATCTACGGGGTGCCTTCGAGCTAGCGGCTTTTGACGCAGAGACGCTGAGACGCGGAGAACACCATGAAGAATTTCATCGTCAACGATCTGAACACGAAGAAGGTGACCGTCACCGCGGCGCAGATCGCTGCCATGTTCGCGGCGCCGGTGACGGTTTTGCCGGCGCCTGGCAATAACAAGGTGCTGCTGATCTTCGGGATCGCGGTGCAGACCGTTCCGGACCCGGCGCTGAGCTACACCGGGGGCGGGGCGGTGAACTTCGTCTACCACGGGACTTCGATCATTCCCCATGCCGGCAGCATTGCGGCGGCGGTGATTCAATCGGCGGTGGCGAGTGTGAACCAATTGCCGGATACGGCGGCGGCGATTCAGCCACCGGTCAATACGGGGCTCGATATCACCAATGCCACCGGGGCTTTCGCCACGGGCGATGGGACGCTGATCGTGACGGTGTGGTATTCGATTCATCCGCTGAACTGAGGCTGCCAGATGGCCAACACCAAGGTAAGGCGGTCACTGCTGGTTTCCGCGGTGCGGAACGCTTCGGTCTCCTGCGTTGTGCAAGGGGACGCGGTGCAGCAGTATTGCCGGCTGTATCTCAACGTGACTGCGGCGGGCGGCGGCGTGGGGATCACGGTGGTGATCCGCGGCTATGACATGATTTCCGGCTTGCCGGTGGCCATCACTCCGGCCGGCGCGGCGATCACGGCCACGGCGGGGCTTTACGTCTACGAGTTGGTGCCGAGCGCGAATGTGGCGGCGGGCGCGGTGATGTGGAGTCTGGGGCGCATCCTGCCGGTGTCGTGGGACGTGCAGGTGATTCACGGCGACGGGGCGAACTGGACGTACTCGCTGAGCTGCGAAGTCTTTCCGGGGTGAGCGATTTTTTCAAAACAGAGGAGAAGTTAAAAAATGCCCGATCCGATCATCATCATTGTCACCAACGTGGCGGGCGTGCCGACGACGGTTGTATTTCATGGGCCGACCGCACTGGCCGATGCCACGGCACATCTGGCTAAGAAGTAGCGCGGCCGGCGGTGGACGGACCAGGAGGTCCGTCCCTGGCGAATAAGGAAGCGTGAGGCTTCCGCAGCGCACTATCCCGCTCTTGCTGGCGATCTCGGGGCTGGTGTTTGGCCAGGCCGTCAGTAATCCGGGTCAGCCGACCAGCACGCCGAACCAGATCAACGTCACCAACTCGTATCTGTATCTGAACAAGATGCACTATGCGGGCGGGTGGGTGGGCACTACTCCCTACAATGCGCAGGACGTGGTGACTTACTCGGGCAGCAGCTATGTCAGTCTGCAGGCTGGGAACCTGGGTCAATCTCCGGCTACGGCGTTCACTTACTGGGCGGCATTGGGCGGCGGCAGTGGCGCGGTGGCGAGTGTGTTTGGCCGGACGGGCGTCGTGGCGGCAGCGGCGAACGATTACAGCACCTCGCTGGTGGGCGAAGGGAGCAACCTCTACTTCACTGCCGCGCGGGCGGTGGCGGCGATGGCGGGGCTGTATCAGGGGCCGATCGCCGCCGGAAGCACAGCGCAGTATTTTCGCGGCGATCTCTCGCTGGCGACTTTCCCCACCAATTTATCGAGCTTCACCAATGGGCCGGGGTACATCACTTCGAATGCAGTGGCGAGTGTCTTTGGGCGGACCGGGGCCGTGGTGGCTACCAGCAGCGATTACAGCACGTCGCTGGTGAGTGAGGGGACGAATCTCTACTTCACCAGCGCGCGGGTGCTGGCGGCGATGGCGGGACTGTATCAAGGGCCGATCAGCGTGGGGAGCACGGCGCAGTATTTCCGCGGGGACCTCTCGCTGGCGACTTTTCCGACGAACCTATCGAGCTTTACCAATGGGCCGGGGTACCTGACTTCGAATGCAGTGGCCAGTGTCTTTGGGCGCACTGGGGCGGTGGTGGCTGGGAGCGGCGATTACACCACGTCGCTGGTGAGCGAGGGGACAAACCTTTACTTCACGAATGCGCGGGCGGTGGCGGCGATGGCGGGGCTGTATCAAGGGCCGATCACCACCGGAAGCACTGCGCAGTATTTCCGCGGGGATTTGTCGCTGGCGACGTTCCCCACGAATCTCTCGAGCTTCACCAATGGGCCGGGGTACCTCACTGCCAATGCGGTGACGAGTGTCTTTGGGCGGACCGGGGCGGTAGCGGCCGCGGCAAACGATTACAGCTTCGCGCAACTGAGCGGGGCGGCGGTGGCGGCGCAGGTGCCGGCGAATGTGAGGGCGCGCGCTGTCGGCTGGTCGTTCAGCGGCGGTGGATCGGCGCTGACTGCGCAGACGAGCGGGGCGGCGGCGGCGACGTTCGCTTGCACGATTTCGGCGTGGACTCTGACAGTGGACACCGGGACGGCCACCATCGACGTGTGGAAGATTGCCACGGGGACGGCGATTCCCACAGTGGCGAACACGATCACGGCGAGCGCTGTGCCGGCGATCGCGTCGGGGACAGCCCTGCGGTCGACGACTCTGACAGGGTGGACTACGAGCGTGGCTGCGAACGATATTCTTGTGTTCAAGCTGTCGGCGGTGGCTAGCGCTACCCTGGCGACGCTGGTTTTGGAGTGTGACCAGTGAGGCTGACCTGGCTGCCGACCTGGCTGCTGGCACTGGCGCTGCCGGCGGCGGGGGTAACGTTCGTGCAGTCGAATGCGATGAACGGCAGCGGCGCCTCTGGTGTGGTCACGTTGGGGACGGCTCCCGCGGCGGGCGATGTGCTTATGGTGTTGGTCGGTAACTCGGCGAGCATCACTGTGACCGGCGTCACTGGCGCCGCGGCTTCCTACGCTCGGCTCGCACATTCCAGCGTGAACCGGAATATGGAGATTTGGTGCGGGGTTGCGACCTCGGGCTCGGCCGTGACCGTGAACCTGACCGGCAGTGCGGGCGTACTGGTCATCAGCGTGGTGCAGTTCCACAACGCGACGTGCACCGTGGATGGTTCCTTCCAGGCCGCCACCGGAAGCGTCATCACCGCAACGACGGGGACGGTCACAACTACCAACAGCTCGGATTTGGTCATCGGGGCGTGGAAGGGCGCAGGCAATTATGCGTCGGGGCCCACCGCCGGCTTCACGGGCATCTCCTCAAATACAGCCGTCTCATCCACGGGCGCCTATTTGCTGAACGCGGGGGCTGGCTCTTACTCGACTTCGTGGGGTCTCAGCGGGGCCAGCGTGTGGGATGCGGTCTTGGTTGCGGTCAGAGGTGTGCCGCAACAGTCAGGCGGAACGTTGATCGTGTGGTAGCGGGCGGATCTCTATGACTTGGGGACAGATCAGACTGTTGTGCCAGAAGAGCGCGCCGGAAGTCGATCTCGATCTGATCGACGGCTGGCTGAATACGCGCTACGAGAAGGTGCTGCAGGCGACGGATTGGTCGGGGATCAGCGCCCACGCGACGATTCAGACCACCGCGGCGTACCAGTCCGGGGCCGATAGTGCAACCTTCACGGTGGGCAGCACGGCGGTGATTGGGAGCCTGACGGCGTGGACAGCCGGGATCGCGGGGCTGAAGATCTACCGGCCGGGGGACACGGTCAATTACACGGCGACGTATGTTAGCGCGGTGGCGCTGACGCTCGATCGGCCATACGAGGGGATCGATCCGGATGCGCCGGGGACGCTTTACGCGGGGGCTGCCTATGTGTTCTTCCAGGACGTGTACGCGCTGCCGGGCGACTGTTCATCGGTGATCGAGATCCTGAATCCACAGACTGGCTATCCGCTGGAGCAGATGAGCAAGTTCGAGATGGACGCTTGCGTGGGCGAGCGGACACTGGTGGACACTCCGGAGATCTTCGCGGTGTGCGACGACTCGCCGGAGACGGCGCCGCCGGTGCTTCACCAGGTGCAGTTGTATCCGCCACCGCTGTATGGGCGCGGGTTCAAGATCCATTACAGGCGCGCGGCGCTGGGGTTCGATGGCGGGGATACATCTGCATCGCCGCTGCCGTTCATCGGGTCGCTGGTGCTGATTGCCGGCGTGCGGGCCGATATCTTCAAGCACCTGGGGAAGATGCCGCAGGCGCTGGCTTACGAGGCGGAGTTCACCGGGGCGCTGGCGGATCTGATCCGGGTGGAGCACCAGCAGCGGAAGACGAAACCGGTGATGAAGATGGCGGCGCGGTTTACGCGGCATCGGCTGGCTCGGGTGGCGCGGGGGTTGCAGGATGCCTGGAGAGGTGGGACGCCTGGTGGGCCGAACTAGCCTGGGCTGGTTTTGACGCTGAGACGCTGGGTCACCAGGAGTAAACGACCGGGAGACGCGGAGATGAAACATGCAATTGTCGGACATGAGCGCGCGCGTCTCGCAGCGGCTGGCGGAAGGGTCGGCGCCGGCGTTCTATCCAAAGGCGGAGATTGTCGCCGCACTCAACGAGGCGAACCGATTGTTCTGTCTGCTGACGCTGGGCTTGGAGACGACGAAGCCATGGAACGTGGCGCCGGCGACTACGTTCTTTCACATGCTGCCAATCTTCGCCGATTGGATTGTGCCGTTGAGGCTTACCGACTCCACGGGCGCGAAAGTGCGGCCGTCGCGGTTCGGAGAACTGACTTCTCTCGATTCGGGGTGGATCAGCTCGCCCACGCCTGGCGGGCCTTACCGGTACGTGGCGGAGGGCGCCGACTTCGTGGCCGTCTATCCGCAGCCGATGGCGGCCGGGCAGGTGCTCAGCGTGACCTATGCGCGCGCGCCGCTGGCGCTGGTGAGCGATACGGATGTGCCGGAGATTCCGCAAGAGTATCACCCGAAGCTGGTGGATTACGGCGTGTACCGATGCCGGCAGGTGGAGGGCGGGCAGGAATTTGCGAAGACGTTGCCGATGCTGGGGGCCTTTCTGGATGGGGCGCAGAATTATGCGGATTACGTGAGGGCGCGAAACAAGGGGTCGCGGTACGATGCTGTGCCGTTCGAGCTGGCGGACTTCGATAGGAGCGCGCTGATGAAGGGGCCGAGCGGGTTTCGACGCAGAGACGCAGAGACGCAGAGTTAAGCGCAGAGAGAACTACCAAATTTTATGGCACTGACGACGATCAATATTACCCAAGGGGCTGGGACCGCGGTGGAGGTGGATTCTTCGGGCGCGGGGTACATGCAGGTGATCAAGCTCGCGGAATCGGTGCTTGGATCGACGTCGCTGATTCCGGCTTCGGCGGTGACGGGGCTGCTGGTGAACGTGGGGACGCCGGCTGTTTCGCAGTCCGGGGTGTGGAACGTTGGGGCGGTCACTTCGATCACCAACACCGTGACGGTGGCGGGCGCGGTGAGCATCACTGGCGTGCCGGCAGTTAGTCAGTCCGGGGCGTGGGTGGTCACTTCGATCACCAACACTGTGACTGTGGCCGGCGTGGTGAGTGTCACTGGCACGGTGGCAGTGACTCAATCGGGCGCCTGGACCATCGGGGTAGTGACCTCGATCACCAACACTGTGACTGTGGCTGGCGCGGTGAGCATCACGGGAACGCCGACTGTCCAGGGGACGGTGACGGGGAACCAGGGGGCGGCGGCGGCGATCGGGTCGGCGTGGTATGTGCGGGTGTCGGATGGCGCGCTGGCGGCGGTGCTGCAACCGATCGGCGGGATCAACTGCCTGCCGGTGAAGGTGCTAGGCCAGGTGGGCGGCGGCTATTCGCAGGTTGACAAGACTGCGTTCACTGAGGGGACCACGCCGGTGGAAGTGATCGGCGGCGTGTTCAACGATGCGTTCGTGGGCTCGCCGGCGGCGGGGCAGGCCTCGGTTTTGCGGATCACTGCGCAACGCGGTGTGCACGTCAATTTGCGGAACGTGGCTGGGACGGAGATTGGGACGGCGGCGAATGCGGTGCGCGTCGATCCGCTGGGGATTACGCCACAGCCGGTGAATGTGTCGGACTCGGGCGGGGTGGCGATCAGCGCGGCGAATCCGCTGCATGTGGCGCCGACGCTGAATCCGGGGACGCAATGGCGGCAGCATGTGACCTTCGGGGCTTCGGCGAGCGCGGTGGTGGTGCATACGCCGGCGTCGGGCAAGGTGGTCTACATCAAGGGGCTGACGATCACTCCGACCGCGGCCGGGGCGATTGTGAAGCTGTTCGACAATGCGGATTCGGATACGACGGAGCTATACAACGGGCAACCGCCGCTGGGGTCGTGGTCCATTGTGTTTCAGCCTCCGGAAGCGCTGAGCGCGGCGAACAATGTGCTGAAGTACTCGACTGGCGCGGCGGCGGCGGGGGACTTTGTGGTCTGGGGGTATGACGCGTAGCGGTTTTCGACGCAGAGACGCTGAGGCGCTGAGAACACCAAAGAAATGCTACTGGCTCTATTTCCGCAGGTGGCCGCTGGCACCGGGCTCGATACTGCGAACTCGGTCAACGATGCGCTGTACCGGCTGGGGTTCCAGGGAGCCGCGGACATTGCGGCGCCTGGCTGGGTCACGGTCACTGAGTTGTATCAGTGGGCGGATGAGGCGGCGAAGGGCATCGCTTATAAGTCCGGCGTGTTTCTGACTGAGGATGTCACGATCACGGCGGTGCCTGGGACCGCGGTCTATGCGCTGCCTGCTACGCATGTGTTCACCATCGCCGCATGGCTGGCGGGGGCGCCGTTGCGGGCCACGGCGGTCCGGGATCTGTGGGCGCTGGACGGGAATTGGCCGACGTCGAGCGGCGATGCGCAGCGGTTCTCACTGGATGCTGGGAGCGTGGGGACGGTGACGCTGTATCCGAATCCGATTGTGGGCGGGGTGCTGGCGCAGATCTGTCAGGAGTTTCCGCCGGCGCTGGCGCTGGGGGCGTCGGCGATCGCGCTGCCTACGGTGCTGGTGGATTACTTCACTTACGCGATGCTGGCCGGGGCGCGGGGGAAAGAGAGCGAAGCGGCGATGCCGGAGATGGCGAGTCACTTCGAACAGCGGATGCGGCTGTATGAGCAGGTGATCGAGCATCTGTGGGGGCCGGGGCAGTGAGGGGCCGGGCTGGTTTTGACGCTGAGGCGCTGAGACGCTGAGAAGCACTGTCGTAAAGCGTTTCCTCGCCGGTGGCGCAGGCCCAGTGGATCGGTGCGCGCACTGACTCGTACGCAGCTTTGTCGCGAGCCAGCTTGCGCTGGACCGGATCGGAGCCGGGGCCGACGCGGATAAGCGTGTATAGCTGGCCTGGCTCGATGCGCCCGATACAGGCGACACACAGGTGGACGCTGCTGAACGGCCCGGCCACAAACATCTCCAGGTTGACGCCGTTCAGGATGCGGCGGGTTAGGCCGAGAGTCATACGCGCGGAGGCCAGTTCCACTGGCACGGGCCATCGCCTTGCGTCAGGCCTTCGTCCATGTGCTGCCCCTTCGGGCCGAACACAAAGAGCCGGACCGAGCCGTCATCCGCGACGTTCTGAATGATCGCTGGAGACTGCGCGGGCGGGTATCTGCCGTCCGCACTGCCGGGGTGGTTGTAGATCACGATCCTGCCGATGGATGGCTTCATGGGTCAAGTCTAGCGCGCGGGTGGCTGGCGAATTACTCTCCAGTGGGATATTCGCGCAAAGAGATGCAGATCCTGGGCGGCGGCTTCAATATGCTGCCGCCTGGGGACAAGACGCCGGTTACCGATTATCTGCTGGCGCAGAACTGGCGGGTGGATCGGGTCGGGAAGCTGGTGTCGCGGTGGGGCTATGCGCTGAAATTCTCCATTCTCGGCGGCGGGGTGGCGCATAGCGCGGGGGTCCGCGGCGGGATCGAAGGGGACTATTACATTGGCGCCAATGGGACGGGCGCCAATCCCGGGTCAGTGTTCTTTGCGAATGCCAGTGTCCCGATCGCCACCGGGTTCGATGGGAACCGCATCGCGTTCGTGCCGCTGAACGGCTGGATGTGGATCATGAACCAGGCGGTGCAGGGGAAACATAATCCCACCGCTGGTTTCCACAACTACGGCCTGGCGCCGCCGGCGAATTTCCTGGCCGCGGTGGACTCGGGGACGCCGGC